GTCCGTTCCAATATGCAGCTAGCACATCTGAAGGTGATTGTGGATCCCTATTTATAATAGAGGATCCAAGAAGAAAATCAAAAATCTTTGGAATGCATGTAGCTGGATGTCAAGGTACTACTACTTATGGTTTTTCATCGCCGATAAGTCGAGATTGTTTACAAGAGATATTTGTTGCTATTACTTCTAAAGAATTCACTATAAATGATCCCCTAGAACCTCAAGCTGGTTTTGTAATAGACACTTCTTTACCTTCTGGATTACCTCAGCTTTATGATGTTGCAGAAGGTGTTAGGCATGTTACAGAAACTACGTTGATGAAAAGTCCTTTGTATGGGAAATGGCCTATGAAGCAAATGAGTAATACAGAAATGTCTCATTCAGCTTATATCAAGGCCATTACGAAATATGATAGAGATGATATATCTTTGGATATGGTAGCTATTTCTTTTATAGGAAAAAGTTTATCTGGTGATCTCAAAAACCGTTCAAAAATTGCGGTCGCCAAGAGACTTTTAACTATAGAAGAAACCATATTCGGAATAGATAATGATCCTGATTATGGTCCTATTAGTAGAATATCTAGTCCAGGATTTCCTTTTTGTTTAGAAAGGGCTGGAATACCTGGTAAACAGAAGTGGTTAGGTTCGTTACCCGAACCCTCTTTAACTCCTGCTGGAAATATGTTCGTTAAAGCTGTTTTAACCTTAGAAGAAGAATATATTAAGGGTAATAGACCAGAGGTAGTATATGTTGACAACTTAAAAGATGAAAAGACCTCTGAGGAGAAATTCAACTTGGGGAAAACTAGGTTATTCTCCGGTGTTCCCTTTGATTATCTCCTATTAGTGAGAAGATACTTTGGAGCTTTTACGAACTGGATTTTTAAAAATCGAGTCGGTAATAGTATAGGTGTAGGTGTAAATCCGTATAAAGAATGGCATGGTATAGCTATGCACCTCCGAAAATTTTCTAAAGAAGATGAAAAAGGTTTTGTAGCTGGAGACTTTTCGGGATTTGATTGTTCCGGAAAGAGAGTAGTATATAATATAATACTTAGATTAATAAATGATTGGTATGATGACGGAAGTCAGAATATTGGAGTTAGGAATATCCTGTGGTTAGAATTAACACAATCCAAACATTTGCATAATAATCATGTATTCCAATGGCATAATTCATTACCTAGTGGACATCCTTTGACCGTTATAGTTAATTCTCTATATAATTTAATAGCCTTTCGATATTGTTGGTATAGAGTTAATGCGTCTGATTTGGCATGTATACCTTATTTTAATAAATATGTGTATTTGATAGTATATGGTGATGATGCTAATGCCTCTGTTCACATACACAAAAGACATATATTTAACGAGTATACTATACAGCAATTTATGATAGAATTAGACTTGAAGTATACTTCTGACACAAAACAAGAATTTGAATATTCTTTGAGATTGCTAAAAGATATTACTTTTTTAAAGAGATCTTATGTGAAAGATCCAGAAACTGATTCATATATATGTCCTCTAGATTTGGAGGTTATACTAGTGACACCTGGTTGGACCAGGAGAACTGATCCAATAGGCATAACTAAAACCAATGTTGAATGGGCATTAAGAGAACTTTCACTTTGGCCTGAGGAGGTATACGAGTATTATGAGCGCATTATCGAAAACGCGTGTTTTGAAGAATTAGAATGGGTTCCTAACGTTTTAGATCAATCCGTTAATAAATTTCTGATTCTTAAGAGTGATGCTTTCTATAGACCCTAAATTAATAAATAAATATAAAAACCAAAAACAATATAAAATTTAAAATCCAAAAATATGCTTATTATTTAAGATAAGACGTGAATTTTGTACATATTTGACTACTTTGTAGGGAAATAGAAATGTTCTGATAGCGATAATTTCGCTCGATGGTAGTAACCTGACTGGAGGGAAAGACCCCTATTTAAAAATAAATAACTAGCAAATTATGAAAAGTACTCAAGCCGAATCCCCGATTAAAAAGCCAGGCCCAAGAAGCCCCCCCCTTCAAGTTGAAGAGATTATTGATTATTTTGGAAGAGTACATAAACCCTTGACTAAAGCGGGATATAAAGATGAACTTGGAAAATTACAAGCTCAGAGTGGTAACATATCCGGTGCAACTGCCGGTGTTGAAACTACTTCTACCATTACAAATAAAGAAACTGATGGAACTACAGAGTTTACTGACCAAGATGTTGTTAGTGTTGTGAAACCGTCAAATCTTATGACTTTACCTAAAAGTGTTATAGCGACTGATGGAGTCTATCAAGATATTAAAACCTATCTAGCTAAACCTATGGTTTTCGCTAGTGGAACCTTGCTTACTGCTAGTTCAAAATCTATAATGATGGAGGATGTTACCCGATATATCTATAATACTGCTCATCCAGTTTGGATGGACAAACTCAAAGGTTATTATGGTATCAAAGCTACAATCGTTTTTAATCTCAAGGTGAATGCTAGTAGGTTTGATCAAGGTTTATATTTATTAGCATTTCTCCCTTACGGAGGAAATCCCACTAATAGTGCATTCTATAATAATGCATATTGTCACTCTTACGTTCAAGTTTCTACTCTAATGCACGTGAAGTGTGATATAAATTGTGACTCAGCCGTCCAATTACGTATTCCTTGGAATACTTGTCAATCCTTTATGGGTTTGGTCCCCTGGATAGCTGGTAGAGTTGGTTCGCCAGGGAATATTTATTTCTATGGTTTATCCAATGTTACTACTCTAGGAGGATCTGGGTCTTTTGGATACACTTTATATTGTCATTTGGAAGATGTTGAACTATTTGGAGCTACCGTTCCTCAGAGTGGTCTTCAAGTGACACAAAAGAAAAAGAAGAAAGATCTTCTTACTACAGAGATGGAGAGTGATCGCACCATCTCCAATGCTCTCAAATTAGGTGCTACTATATCCACTGCATTGAGTGCTATACCTACTTTGACTGTATTAGCCACTCCAATGAGTTGGATGCTTGACGCCGCGTCAAGAGCCGCTTACGCTTGGGGCTTTGCGGCCCCCAGAATTAATGACCCTACTAGTCGTATGACGAAGTGGTCAAATCCTTATTTATCTAATTACAATAAAAAGTCAACCGCTCAGAATTTTGCGCTTTCCTCCACAAATAGTGTAGGATTTCTAAACGGATGGTCTGGTACTTCAGAAGATGAAATGTCTTTGGCATTTCTATTCCAAAGATCAGCTATGTTCAGATTCTTTACTATAACTACTGGAACAGCAGCAGGAACCATTGTATTTAATGAAAGTTGTACCCCTAACAATGCTTATGAAACTACTGTAGATTCTGGAGCAACGTTAGTTAATGAAACTCCTATTTGTTATATTTCTAGTTTATTCAATTTGTGGCGGGGTTCTTTGATATACAGATTTACTATAGTGAAAACTGAATTTCATCGAGCTCGACTGTTAGTGTGCTTTGTGCCTACAGCTAATGTTGTAGCCCCCACTGTTACATATACGAATACTGCATATTTAATGAGAGAGATTATTGATATTAGAGAGGGTAACGAATTTGAAGTTACTATTCCTTATATGTCCAATTCCCAGTTCTTGAACGTGTCGGGAGGACAAAATAATGGTTATATACAGATTTATGTTGTTGACCAATTAGAAACATCTATTACAGGAGCTAGTGATACTATCACTATATTCTGTGACATTCGTGGTGGGCCTGATTTTGAAGTTGCGAGTAGATATTCATCGCCTAGTTTAGGGCGAGCTGGTTTTGTTTTTCCAGCTACATTACAATCAGGTATGATGGTAGGAGGATCTGAGGATCCTTGTGCTATCATAGCCACGACTATAGGTACTACTTCAGTACCTGGCAGATCTTATGAATTTGCTGCAGCTTGTACAGGAGAAGCTGTTGATTCAGTTTCCCAACTGCTTAAAGCAGGTGGGGTTGTGAATTATGAAAGTGGTTACGCTGTAACTACTCCCCAATGGAATATTAATCCATTTGCTATTAAATTTTCAGAAATAATAGCTACTGTACCTACGAAGTTGGTCTATATAGATCCTTTTTCTAATATTGCCCCTCTCTACTGTATGATGCGTGGATCAATGCGTATTACTACGTATTTCAGCACAGCAGGAGTTGAGTGTCGAGATTTTAAAATGTGTTCATTTCACGATGATGTGATAAGACGTAAATTTCTTTCAATAGGTACTACTACTATTCCGAATTTGTATTATCTTGGTACGAGAGGTAACCTCCTTATCAAAACTATAACCGATTCGTGTATAGTTGCAGATGTGCCACAAATGACCAAATATCATGCGACTACTGTTTTCGCTGAGATTGGTATAGATGCCACAATGCAAGGCTCTGCTACCTTTGAGACAGGTAGAAAAACCAGATTAAATTTAAGTATGAATGATCCATTAGATGGTAATACCAATATATGGACACCATTCTTTCACAGGGCCGTAGGAGACGATTTCAGGCTAGGGGGATTTTTATCTATCCCACCTAGACCTGGTTCGTAGTTCCTACAACGTTTCTTACAACGTAAAAGTAAGGTGTTATACTAGTTCACTAAAAACTAGCACCCGTCATCAATACTGACATAAACTGTATTGTGCCACCGTTTTCAGTCCTTTAGAGAGTTCCGGGAAAATGGAAGTGATTAAGAAAGTTGATTATTTAGGGCGTGTAGGCGTTTTCCTACCGTGTATGATACTTAAGCCCCTCTCAGATCGTTTTGGGCCTTAATCGCCCCCTCAAGTACAATTGGGGGAGGAAAAATAGTAATTCTGAGCTGCTACATAAATTTATTTATGCTAGCAACTCCTTTAATTTGCAAAAAAAAAAAAAAAAAAAAAAATCGGAAGGGCAACCGGCGGACCCCAAGAAAC